GGTACGATCCAGAAGCTCATCGAGGACAAAGAACGCCTCGAAACACAAGTGGCTGAGTTGATGAAAAGGTAAGACCTGTATCTTATGATGTTTACATAGTCAAATACATTAAGGTACATCCCAAAATATAATCCTTATTTAAAGTAACAATGCCGAACATCGGGAACACGGGCGTTTTTACGAATGTGTATCTCAGGAAGGTCGAGGAGACGACTCCGAATGTGGCTCAGAATGTTGTGATGTCTTACAACACTAAGAGTCACCAGGTAAAGGAGAGAGGTACCCAGTTCGTTGAGGCTTCGGTTTATTTGGGGGATGGTGGTCTACTCTCAAATCTAAGCTTCGATCAAATTGCCACGACGTCGGCGTTCGTGCCTTCAAAACTGATTTTTAGCAATACAGAGACATCGTTCGTCACGACATCGAACGTTGGTATAGTAAACACGGCTCCAATCCACACGCTAGATGTTGGATCCAATGTATTCATCGATGACACTGGTGAATCGAAACTTGTTGTCCGGGGTAACTTATTCGTAAGTGGGAACACCACGATTGTTGGTAATGTTACGACGCTTGGTGATACCGAGTTAATTTATGCGACTATCACCGTTGTGAGTAATCCATTGATTGGATACGGTGAACAAAATCCAGGTAATCTGGGGTATGATCTTGGTTCATACTTGATTACGGATAAGAATGGTGCAAAGTCAAACGTTATGGCAATTTATAGAACCCCCGATCAAAGTGGTATCGGTAATGAAGAGTATGCGATAGGTTTTACACGTTCTGAAATTGTTGCAAAAGATATCATTCCAGATACTTCAAATAGCATAAATGTACATGTCTACGGGAACGTCACGAGTGATTACTATTTCGGTGACGCAAGTACGCTCTCTAATATTACGTTTCAACAGATTAGCGAATCGGTATCCGGGAACGTCACGACGCGTTCCATGAAATTTTCAAATATTACGACGTCGATCGCGACGACGTCGAATGTTGGTATAGGTACAGACACGCCACACGCACGTCTCGATGTGCACAATGATGAACACACATGGACGGTTCGTATTGATCGCGCAGATAATCAAAGTACAAAGATCCATTTCCGTGAGATTGAAATCTTTGACATCGGTGGGCGTAAAATGACGATTACGGCATCGAGACAATCAAACTTACCTGGAAGTGCATATTATCAAGCGTCGTCCAATGCCTACGATGGAAATCTAGCCACCATTGTTCAAACGGATGGTACGGCGGATGATTACGTTGAATTTGATGTAGTGTCTCAGGTACCACCAGGTTTCATTAAGATCTATAATGTTCAGGGTGTTGTGAGTGGTGATTTGACTGGGTGTGCTATTATCATCTGGGATGAAGACGCAACGACGGGTCTTATAGGAACTCCCAAAACACCACAGTATTACAATCGACCCATCACTGAAATTTTCGAAGAAAAGGAATTTGTGATAAATCCAAACTACCATTATGAACCAGTCATTCATTCGTATGGTCAGATACTTTCTAACCTCGTGACGAGTAACGTCATCACGGCAACTGGTCGTATGGGTATCAACGGAAATAAGGGTGTGGCTGTGAATGGCGATCCGTCGTATGTTGAATATTCTCAATTTCACATCACGAGTGAAGACGGTGGACTTTCCGCGCGAATGGGTATCGACCAAGGTGTTGGACCAAATGGTTCTATATTTATTCAAGGTTCGAACAATTTTGGCACGGACAATATTAACCTTTTACTTCTTCCAAAGAACGGGAAGGTGGGTGTCGGTACACTCGTTCCACAACAAGAACTCGACGTGGATGGAAACGTCTTCGTCAATGGACGCGTGACGTTTGGAAGCACAACGAGACAAAATATCGATTTGTATTCAAATACGTATGGTATCGGTGTACAATCGGATAACCAATATTATCGTTCGCCACATGGATTTGTGTGGTTTAAGGGTGGATCACATAACGATGCCGCGCTTAATGCCGGACAAAATGGCACGGTATCCATGGTCATCGACCAAAATGCGCGAGTTGGTATTAATACGGCAACTCCACAAAGTCAATTGCACGTGAATGGTGACATTCGAATTCAAGATGAACACCCTACGTTCCGATTCATTGATACGAACAATGACCAAAATGCGTACATTCAAGTGAACAGTGAAAAGATGTACTTTGGGAATGCATTCACCGATGGCACGGAATCCAACATTATGACGATCGATCTCTCAACGTCGAATGTTGGTATCGGCACGACGGATGCAGATTCAAGACTCATAATTGTTTCCGGATCTCCAACCCAGGGAAGTCTTACACGTGCACTCAAGATTAAGCGTGGGTATGCGAGTACGCAGTCCCAACTGAATAACGTTGAGATGACTCTGACACCAAATTACAAAAACCGTGAGTATGCCTTCTCTAAGATTCGGTCTTTCTGTCACGAAGAAATCGTTGGAACGCCGAGTAAAGATCGAGGTGCTTTACAACTCATCGTTGGCTCTAACGAAAATGTAAACGGTGTACCAGCCATGACGATTCTTAATAAGAATACAACCAACTTTGTAGGCATTGGTGTCACAGAACCAACGGCGAATCTCGATGTTGGTGGTGACATGAAACTCCTCACAGATCTCACGTTTGCGGCGTCTACACGCCAAAAAATTAACTTGAGTGGTACTGGATATGCCGTCGGTGTACAAACGAACACACACTATTTCCGATCACCTGGAAATTTTGCGTGGTACAGAGGTGGTTCCCACACGGATGCCGAACTCGGTCTTAATGGTGCGACGCCATTGATGGTCATGACGACCGCTGGTCAGCTTGGTATCGGTACGACCCAACCAACGACGGGTTATGAGCTCGATGTGGTCGGTGATGCTCGAGTGCGTGGACACGTTCATCTCGATGCCAGCCCCGCACTTTTGAATGTATCGGGTGTTAATGAAGAAAACTACTCAAACACATACATTTCATTCGGACATGGTGGTTCGTCGAGTGATTGGGCCTATCTCCGTCAAATTGGTACAAGTGATGCGATTAAATTCGCTCTTGACTTCCACGACGATGCGAATGACGCTGGATTTGTGATTCGAGATGTCAATTCAAATGGTCAAAATCCGGATGTCATCACGGATCGATTTGAAGTGAAGAGGGGTGGGGACACATTCATCAATGGCAATGTTGGTATTGGTACACAACCCAATACGAATCGACTTGCCGTGAATGGAAGCGTTGAAGTTGGTACATCCGGTATTGTGAATTTCAAGAATTCTGCCGGTGAAAAAATTCGTTTATATAACGCAGGTGGGGATTCAGTGAACTTTAGCGTCTCGCAATTACCAAATGAACTTCGATACAATGTACCAACGGGGTACAATCACGTGTTCAGAATTAACAATAGTGAAAAGTTTAGAATTAACGAAACCGGTGACTTTAACGTCTCTGGTAATGTGTATGTCGGTCAAAATGATAGTACGGTGGGTCCCAAATCGATCTTATTCGGTGGTACACTTGGCGATAACGGCTATGCGAATACCGTGATTGAAAATAGGGTCTTCGATCAAGCGAACACCGCATCGGAACTCTTACTCTTCAAGGGGAATGATACGAAAGATCGTATCCGACTCCGAGCTGGTGAGATTGTCTTCGATACGAAAGCCACTGGTGCGTCGAGAAACGCGAATTCACCAGTCATTACGATCAAAAATAATGGTTTCGTTGGTGTGGGTACGACGACACCGACCGAACAAATGCAATTGACGGGTGCTTTACAAATAGGAAGTACCCGTATGCGTTACACGGTTGGTGATGGTATCGTGCTTGATAAACCGGGTGGTACGAATAAGTTCCTCTCAGATGGATACGTATGTACGGGTGGCACAAACAAATTACTCACAACTGGTCTCACGGCGACGACTTCAACGGTAAACGGGGATGGTATTTTTACAGGAAGTGTTGGTGTTGGCACGAATGCGACTTTCCCAAACAAGGTTTTACACGTAAACGGTGATATGCGCGTCGAAGGAAACATCCGTCAAGGACCATTCTTCGTGTCGATCGGTGAAGGTTCGGGTGAAGATAATCAACAACCATACGGCGTCGCCGTTGGTTACAGGGCTGGTCGGTATTCTCAAAACAATACCACTGTCGCGATGGGTTACCTAAGTGCTTACCAGGGACAACAAACGAATTCAGTTGCAATTGGTTACCAGGCTGGTGAGATCGAACAGGGTCAGACGGCGGTGGCTATTGGTTTTAAGGCTGGGCAAACTAACCAACACAATGATACAATTGTACTCAATGCAAGAACGACTGCACTCAACACTACGAGACCAAACGCGACGTTCATACGACCTGTCAGAGCTGCAACTGCGGTATCTAACATTGTCGCATACACATCCGAAGGTGAACTTATCGATGTCACGACGATGAACTTCAATGGTGGTGGTAATCTTTCGACCCCCGGTGCCATTACAGCTGCCGCGTACTACGGGGATGCCGGTTTCTTGTCGAATATTGGTGGTAACTTTACCAATCAGATTACATTTTCAAATACCCAAACCGGTTTTAATTCCGTTATTTCAAATTACGGTATTTCTAACACTTCTCCAATTCACACACTCGACGTGGGTGCCAATGTCGTCATTCAGGACACAGGATCAAATGTTCTCACCGTGCGTGGGAACGTGCTTGCGAATAAAATTACACTCGGAACTGTCTCCATCACACCCAGTTACACGCTTCAACAAATCACGACAACCGGTAATACAACTTCAACGACGGTACAACTCACAAACACAGGGAACTCACTCGTCACGAGTGGACGTATCGGTGTTAAAACCTCATCACCGACGTTCGATCTCGAAGTTATCGGAACCGCGGCAAAAACCGGTGGTGGTACGTGGTCATCCACATCAGACAGACGCCTCAAAGAGAATATCATCGACGCAGATATCGATCGTTGTTACGAAACTGTCAAGAACATACCACTTCGTCGATTTACGTGGCGTGATGGAATTGTTGACTTTAGCGAACATCAAAAAGACCGAAACGTTCTCGGTTGGATTGCTCAGGAGGTTGAAGAAGTCATGCCTAAATCGATTGAAACTATCGATGAAAAATATGGCATCCAAGATCTCAAATTCCTTAACCCAGATCAAATATACGCATCCATGTACGGAGCCCTTCAGAAAGCCATACAGAAGATAGAGCATCTCGAGGCCGAGCTTAAAAAAATAAAATGCTAATATAGTATAAAATGTCTGGTGGTATTGCTCAACTCGTGGCTGTGGGTGCCCAAGATGCGCATCTCGTGGGTCAACCTGAAGTCAGTTTCTTCCGATCTACCTACCGTCGTCACACGAACTTTTCTCAAACGACCGAACGCCAAGTCATCCAGGGTAACGTGTCTAACAATGGCATGTCTACCGTGCGTTTCGAGCGCAAGGGTGACCTTCTTAACTATGTGTATTTCATGCCGATCAAGGGTGATGGCACGCAAGCGAACACTGTCGCTGACTGGAGCACGGCGATTTCCAAAGTTGAACTTCTTGTCGGTGGTCAAGTGATCGATGAACAAGATTCCACGTTCTCGACGCACATCGCACCGGAACTCCTCGCGACGAACTTGTCCAAGTCTGTCGCTGGTGGTATCTACCGAGGCGGTGCGAACGAACAATTCTACCCGCTCCGTTTCTTCTTCTGCGAAAACTGGCAATCCGCTTTGCCGTTGATTTCCCTTCAATATCACGATGTCGAGCTCCGAATCACGTGGGGTCCGAGCGCGGCTATTCATAAGTGGGAATGCTACGCAAACTACGCGTACCTCGATACCGATGAACGCACGGTCTTTGCGAACAAGCCGCAAAACATCTTGATCACGCAAGTCCAAAACGCGGTAGCGTCCCAGGCGAAGATCCAAGAACTTAACTTCAATCACCCGATCAAGTTCCTCGCGAGTAACACGCAAGCGAGTGGTTTGATGACGGCGACGAACAAGGTCAAGTTGCAAATCAATGGTACGGATGTCACCGATTTCAAGTTCGCGTCTCCGAACTACTCGGCCGTCTCTTCCTACTACCACGTGCCGTTCTCGTCCGGTGACAAGAAGTCCTCGCTCTTTGTCTACCCGTTCTGCCTTGAAACGTCCAAGCTTCAACCGACCGGTTCCTTGAACTTCTCGCGTCTTGACTCTGCGAGAATCGTCAGCACGGAAAACAACTCTTTGGATAAAATTTACGCCGTTAACTATAACGTCCTCCGCATCGAAAACGGTATGGGCGGCCTCATGTACTCGAATTAAATCACAGGTAATAGTATAATTATGCTTTGGACTGTTATAGCTCTTTTAGCCATCGTTTTTGTGCTCACTTACGATCCAAAATCCAGGACACTGGAAAAGTTTGTGGATGCTAAGCAAGCACCAACGAAAACCGGAAAAGAATGCGAAGATCCGCATTACAACGCCGTCCAATTTGGACAAGCCGCATACGAATGCACACCATCTAACAGAGTGAAAATGGGTGCGATTGTAGGTGCTTAAAAAATTGAGGTGTGATGTTATCAGAACAATGTTTTCCTATGACCGCGAAACCATGCTCCTCGTGGCGGTTGCCGTATGTGTCTTGGGTACTTTGTACATTTACAGAGAACTCAAGAGTGCGAGGAATGAAATTTCGGAGGTAAAGGCACACTCCGGACAAATGGCCCAATACATCAATGCTTTGTCCTACTACGAAGATGAACCCGACGAGGAAGAAGAAGACGTCAAGGTTGAAACTGCGAATAAGACGGAAGAATTGGGCGATTTGTCGGCAAAATAAACATATCCATTAATTGTAACTTGCTAATGAGCAATGAAAAAATACAAAGCAATAGCGATCCCGGTGACGTTCGCTGACGGAAAACCAAGGTTTTTAACAGTCAGAGATCGTCGCTTCAAGGATTGGATATTTGTCACAGGCGGGTGTCGCCGGCGAGAAATTTTCAATCCTCTTCGATGTGCTCTCAGAGAACTCGAAGAAGAAACGAGAGGAGTGGTGGCACTCAAAAAAGGTGAATATACCGACTTTAAATTTACAGTCAAAGAAAACGCAACGACAGAACTCATATACAATGTATTTGTGTTCTTTGTCGATTACAATAGAAATGAACAATATGGTCTCATTAAGAAATTTTATGATGAAAAACAAAAGACACAACTAAAGAAACAAAACAAACAACCAATCAAGAAGACGTTTGATGAAAACGATTACATGAGCTTTGATACTCTCGAAGAGTTCAATGTCCGTAAGCGTTGGAATCGAATCATTGATAATGTCATTAAAAATCCAGAATTTTACGCGTGTGTTTCAAGCATGAATAGAAAAACATTCTCTATTAAGTAGTGATGAAGTCCAAGTCGTATATTCTAAGACAAATTAAAGACCTTCTCATAGATAACAGGGCGCACACACCCGAACAAGCGGATGAGAAGATTGAAGAAATTAAAGACATGAAAGTGTATGAACTTTTAGTGATGAAAAAGGAATTGGCTTCAAGTGTCGAGTTACCAGACTTGTCATTTGTGTCAGCTGTGAGTAGGTATTAAAAAGTAGACGCGTACCTAATATAAGTATGTTTAAAAGATGGTGTTCTCAACAGGGATTTGCTCATGGAAACCAGTTATCACATGTGCTCATGGACGGTGGGGTCCTCTCCGTGCCATTTGATAAATTGGACGAGTTTTATACAAAATACGTAGAGTGTGTTCGTCAAGGGGAAAAGGTGTTTGTCGTTGAACAAAAGACACCGACGTATAACTTTTTCGTTGACATCGACTATAAAAATAATGAAGCCTTGAGTATTGAAGAGATACAAGACATTTGCAAAATCATTTGTGATAAAGTCAAGCGTCACGGTGGGAAGGAGTGTCTTGTTTCGGTGTCACCACCAAAGAAGGTTGGAAATCTCATAAAAACTGGTATTCATTTAAACTGGTCGGGTTTCGTTGTAAATCAAGCATCGGCTATCGCACTTCGAGAACACATTCTCGTGGCTTTGTACGCCGCAAAAAAGTCAATAGATTGGAACGAGATTGTAGATTCATCCGTGTATGGTGACATACAAAGACGTTCAAAGGGGAGCGGATTTCGTATGCCATGGTCACATAAAAAGGGAAAACATGATTCGTGTGAAGGGAAAGGATGTCACGAGTGTCACAACACTGGTAAAGTGACACAAGTCGCATATTTACCTGTATTCGTATACAAAACCGGACCTCTCAGTACACTTTTACGTATAGATCAAACGCCCAACAAAGACATCTTAGCCATGGCGGCCGTTCGAACTGAAAATCAGGACTATGTACACGTCGAGAGCCCGAGCCGAGCCATCAAAGAAGGATCATTTACCGATGTTCAAACGAAGGATGAATTACACGACGAAGAAACAAAAATGCTTCTCGAAGACTTTGTTCGTACAAATCTAGAAGGTCAGGGAGACGCACACATTACAAAACTTTTCAAGTTTAAAAACCAATACCTCGCATCGACGACGTCAAAGTATTGTGAAAACCTCAAGCGTTCACATGGTTCGAACCACGTGTGGTTTTACATAAGCGGTGACAAAATCACACAGAAATGCTTTTGTCGGTGTGAAACGCTTCGAGACAGAAGGGATGGTTTTTGTAAGGATTTTTGTGGTCGACGACACGTACTCAAACCACAAATTATAGAACGGTTGTATCCAGAAAAGGAAGAGATAAAACAGTGCCCAGATATAAAAACGGACAAGAAAAGGGAAAAATCAGACATAGACTACGTGGAAGCAAAGGGTCATGTTGAGAGATATATTCGTTCGTGTATGCCGAAACACGATCAAGTCACAGTGATTAAAATTTCAAAAGAACGCCAAAAGTATATAGTGACGACGACTTCAAATTATTGTGAAGTGGCAAAAACAAATCACGAAAAGTATACATCATTTCGAATAGAAAAGGGTAAAATATTCCAGGATTGTCAGGTGTGTCGCAAGAAGGGTCGAATATATGCACTCAACACAAAATCTGTGAATGTATTGTACCCGAATAAAAATAACTTGTAATTACAGATATGGCATTCATTTTATTAGGTGTGGGTATAGTCCTCGCATCGAAACTCGCCTTCAAGGAAGAGCCAGAAGAAGATCCATTCATGGATCTCAAGCGCGAAGCGCATGTGTATTCGGGTGTAAATCCAGGTGTTTTCATGCAATTCATATCAAAATTCAATTTGGCACAAAGACACATGTATGTGGACGTACACACGGCTCAAAAATATATGCTCGAATCACTCGATAGTCTTGAAGATATAGCTTTATATGCAGAATCAGGTGATTACGATATCCAGGAACCTATTCACACTCTCGCGAAGAAAATAGGATACTCCTTTGAAAACCGACTCATGAATATCGCAATAAACAAAGGTGTTGTTCTTTATCCAAAATACTTAAACAATAGAATCAATTAAAACATAAATGCCTGTCACCAGGACCCGCTCAGGACGCCAGATAAAGAAACCAGAGACGTTTAAACCGACGGAAGACGTTGTTATCGACGATTACGACGAAGACGAACATGATTCTGATTTTGGGAGTGATATCGACACGGAGGAGGAATACGATTCACAAGACGATTCGGAATTCGAAGACGATGATGACGAGGCGGATGAAAATGGAAACCTCAAGGATTTTGTTGTTGACGAGTCCGAGTCAGATGAGGAAATTTAGCTTAAAAAAAAGATGGTTTGTATAACAAAATGGAGACGGATATAGGAAACCCCATTGACTACAAGTCGGAGATCGAATCGTTAAATAAAGACTATGATGATCGAGACGATTTCTATGACGAACAGCAGCAACAGCCGTCGTACATGCAGCAGCAGCAACCACCCCCTCCTCCACCCATGTTTCCGGGAATGCAGCAGCATTGGCAACCGATCGATGCAAACAAGACAAATGATGTGTTTTCATCCATCGATAAGACGGCGTATATTATTATTTTTGTAGCCTTTATTTTAGGCTTTTTTATGGGTAAAACCATGCAACCAGTCATCCTCAGACCATCCTGATGATGAGAATGGTTCAAAATCGCCGATATCACCGGTCGCTGGTTCCGTAAAATACGCACGACTCACGACGAGGGGATCTTTTAGCAATTCTAAACCTACTTCAAAAGCAGTATCACTTTTGTTTTTTCTCTTTTTGTACAAGGAAAAAAACAAAATAAATAGCGCCGCGACAATAGTTAATGTGACAATATTAAGAATGACGCTGAGCATATTATAGTAAGCTCATACTTTTTTTATGCTGACGTCACTTCCTCACCTGGTTCTTCTGCTTTTTCTTCAATCTTCGCATCGGTCGACGATTCCGCTTCCTCTTCGGCTTCGCGCTTCTTTCGGCGCTCTTCAACTTCGGCTGCGACGATCGCATCCGCTTCCTTCACGAGCTCTTCCATCGGCGTATCTGGCTTTTCCTTTTGGAGACGTTCCAAAACCTCAGCCGGGTGACTGATTGGCGCTTCGTCGGGTTTCGTGTAAAACTTGGAGTTTTCGTCACCCGGCTTGATGTACGAACCATCCTCGCGCACGTTCATCATATCCTTCTTACGTTCTTCGAACATTTTCGCCGCTTGAATTTGATTTTCTCTGTAACCCTGCATGATTTCTTCGAGCTTTTCGTTTTGATAGTGTACGTCTTCGATCGCATCTCTGTTCGGAGGAATCAACAACCACTTGTACATATCGACGACGTAAATGTCAAACGTCGAGTCTTCTTTTTGAAGACGCTTTGCGTGATTTGCAGCTTCGTCGCGAGTTGCAAACGCACCGCGGATCTTAATACCAAACTTATCATTCTTTTGAGGGCACTCCGGACCAACCACAGACAGGCATGCGAAAAGCTGTCCGGGAACCGTCGTGTAATCTTGTTCGAGAGAAGCCATTATAGTCATGTTACGGTAATAAACTTTAAGCCTTTTGAGTGACTAAGTCGTTTAAAAGACTGACATTAGTAAAGATAAATGGAAGACCTTCGAAGGACGCACAATGATGCGAAACGTGCACTGATTCAGTCAGTCACGAAAGAAGGTCACCACATTCTCGATGTGGGGTGTGGGTTTGGTGGAGATCTCCAAAAATGGCGTGCGTGTGGCGCGAATATAAACATGTGTGATCCAGAACCATCCGCACTTGAGGAGGCAAAGACGCGCGCAAAAAACATGAAGATGCGTGTCAATTTTTATGGGGGTGATATATTCAATTGTCCCCACAGACACTTTGATATAATCTGTTATAACTTTTCACTTCATTATATATTTCAAACGAGAGATCTATTCTTCGATTCATTGCGCGAAATACGAAAACGCGTGAGACCCGGTGGACGACTCATGGGTATCATACCAGATTCAGAAAAGATCATGTTCAAGACCCCGATGAAAGATGAACTTGGGAATTTTTTCAAAATGCGGTATCCGGGGAATGGTGGATTTGGTGAAAAGTTATTCGTACACCTCGTTGACACACCCTTTTACGCAGACGGACCTCGATCAGAACCAATCGCATTCAAGGATCTATTAATCACACACCTAGAAGACATGGGATTTAAATTAGAAATGTGGCAGGGTCTCGAGGGAAATCCAATTTCGGAACTCTATAGTAAATTTATCTTTGTATATAAAAAATGATAGCGTGGTTTCTGCTCATCATTATTAACGTGTTCATTCTCTCAACGACACGTGAACCAGAAAGACTTGTCGAAGTTAAAGAAAAATACAGGCGGCTACGAGAACACTTACATGAAACGAATAACGAAAAGTTCAAGGTACTGACACGATGCATTCCAATTACAGCCATGCACAGAACACGAGGACCGATTGGCTACAACACAAACAAAGGTGTTGATATTGGTTTGTGCATCGACGGTCAAAATTCAAACCAAATATTTCATGTGCTCATTCATGAACTCGCACACACGACCGTGCGTGAATATTCACACAGCCAAGACTTTTGGGACAACTTTGTCGAACTTCGCCAGATTTGTATCGATCTTGGAATATACGAGAAGATCTCTTCGAAGACAAAGTTCTGTGGTCAGTACATTCAGGATAAATAATCTCCACTAGATTTATATGAAGACTCCAGTGTCACTCGTCGCGAAAGCCATTGGTCTGTGGATCGGTGTCATGCTCGTGACGCAATTACCACTTCTCATTGAAAACTATAACGCGCGTCTCGCATTGATGACGATCGTCATGCCGAACATTCTTCGTTTAATCGTTGGAAACATTCCGCAATTGGCCGTCGATCAAAAGTTCATGATGATCGCATCGATCTTCTCGTTCTTGTTGGCGTTCGCGTTTGGACGAATTAACAAAAAGTCACAGGACACTGTCAAGAACTACGGTAAAGACACAAAGAAAACACTGCAAGGTAGTGCATTATTTGTGACCACGTTTACGTTGGGTGCGTTGATTACCTACTATTCTGGTATTCATAAGACGCTCTACACGCAAATGGGTTGGGAAACTGCGAATAACGCAGCGTCCGTACAACCCATGGCGTCGGCGGCGAATATGTCGAATTATTAATTCTTCACAACGTACGTCTTCATGATGTAGAAAATAAGAGCGGCGACGAGACCCGTCGAAGCCAACCCAATTGCACTCCGAGAGCCATTCTCACTCAGAAACTTGGGAACAGTACTCGCAAGCTTCTCCTGGACCGGTCTACTCACAGCGGCAGCGGCGCACACACCCGCGATCAGGGCAAACAATTGATCATCCGTCAAGTTCATGATATTTTTACTCTTTGGTTCCACCTTCTTTTCTTCGGTCTGCATAGGTGCAACGACCGCTTGCATTTGCGGCGCAGTCGCGAGAACGCTTTGCATGCGCGGTTCAGCGGTCATCATCGGCGGTGCCATGATATCCGGCGCAGCGCTCGCACTCCCCATAAGTTCAGAAATCGGTGTGGAGTCCATGGTCGTTGTATCTTTACTTTGACTCATATTTTTTTCAGGTGCATTTTCTTGCACAAATGTAGTCGAAGGGTTATCGAGTGACACCATGCCATCCTCGTTATCATTCAAATTCATCGTTCGGATGTCAGACATTTATATAGCCTGAGTTTTTTGAAACATACGAGTGACGCATTTTCATTTTCTTTTAATTACCCTGAGTGGAGTCTTCTTCGTAGCCTTTCTCGCATCATCTTCCTTTTGTTGTAAATATTTGGGATTGTACATCTTCTTATGCGCCTGCCATAAACTCGGACCACCGACCCTGAAATTTTTCCTGATAGTCGCCTTATACCAAAAGACACAATCAGATATTTTATTTGATTTAACTGTGTTATCAAGCACCAAGCACTCGTAGTTCTCTGTGCACTGATCCATGACCTTACAAAACATATCGAATGACGGGAATATACCGAAAAATGATTTATAGAGCTTTTCTCTATTTTGTATGATATTTTCCCTGAGAATAAACACGTAGTCCACGTTCGCGCGCAATGCGGGAGGGAGGTCCATGACGTATTGCATTGTCAACATAAAGAAGATCTTCCAGTGTCTACCGTTCATGAAGCACTGACGAATACACGTATCCTTGAGGAACTTCGAATCATACATACAATCGTCGAGAAGCATGAATGCACCACAGTTTTGTTTTCCTGCACCCACAAGTTTACGTTGTCTTGCCATGACACGCTCGATCGCTTCTCGATCATAGTCTCCATAAATGAAAAGGTCTGGGATAAAATCTGAATAAAAGTGGTTACCTTCTTCAGTTCCAGATAACACTATACCCGCTGGGAGATGCTTTTTGTGGTACATGATGTCTTTCACGAGTGTCGACTTCCCTGTGTTACGTTTACCTATAAAGACACATACCCGATCATCACTCATATTTTCGGGTTTGAATTTCCTCAGTTGAAGATTCATTCTACTGTAGTGAACCGTTTTATTTCGCAAAATTTTACTCACATACAGTAGATATGTCTGGACGTGTGAGACT